TTTTCCGCAGGTAAAGGATCTCCTGTAAAGCTGGTCTTTATACCCTCTTTTACTCTGCCTAAGTAACCAGTTTCAGGTATAACAGTTTCACCTGTTATTCTAGAAGTAACACCACTTTTTAAATAAGGATCTGCTACAGCTCTACCAACATCAGCACCTATTTTACCTGCAACTTGCCTAGCAACTTCACCATAAAGTGCTTTTTCTAATTGTGTAGGTGACATGTAACCCTCTGGAGTTTGACCACCTGCCTCATCTACAATGTCTTTATATTCTTGTAATTTAGCCTGTATACTTTCATCATCTTCATTAGCAAAAGTACCTGTGCCAGTTTGTATAGACTTAACCCATTCAAAAACAGGCAGTGCTTTAGTGCCGTAAATATTTTGTAATTTGTCAGATAAATTTTGTGGTGCAAAACTTTGCAAACCAAATATTGGAAAAGTTCCCTCGTTGTTTTCTTGTTGTTGTTCGTTACTATTTTCACCAAAATTTAAAGTGCCAAAAATAGTTTCCTGCTGTGCCATAAAACTTTCTCCTTTGGTATATTTTAACCTCTTTTATGCTACTTTTAAAGTACCACTGTCGTTATAAATTGTTCCTGTTGCTAGTCCTGAAGCAGATGTTGGTAAATTGGAAACAACTATATGAGTATTACCTGATGTTGTGTCTATTTTAGCATCTAAAACCACTGAACCTGAGTTGTTAATTATTTGAATTTGACTTGTTGTAACTGCTGCAGGATTGCGTAAACTTTCTAGTTGCAGTTCTAAAGTGTTAACAAGTCTTGAAAACCAGTTTTTGTTATAGTCGTCTGGTGCGTCGGCTAGTTTAATATTTATTCTAGTGCTCATCTTAACCCATCTTTTATGCTGTTTATTCTAAAGTCACCTAAAATCCAGCTGTCACCTAAATTGGAACTTTGAATTTTAAAGGACATTTGTCTGCCTTTTGCTCGTAAACTTACTTTTTCAGTTGTTTGATTCATGGTAAATGGACCTTTTGTTATGTCGGAACTGTTAGGATATTTTCTAGTTTTAACAGTTAAACTAATATCACCCACAGCAGTTAAGTCTGGTATAACTTTGTCTACCATAAATGTGTTGTCACCTCCTGGACTAATTTCTAACGCAGAACTTTCAATATAAGAATTCATAGCAACACCATTAGCATCATCGCCTGTTTCATGATTATACAAAACACCGTCCTTATCAAACGCAAACGGCACAGTTTTTATACCAAAAGAATCATTCCAAGTAACCCTATCTATACTACCCACAGTCCAAACTTTATCCATATAATTATAACAAACATAACTATCAGGTTCAGGATTTAAATCTGTATTATCATTACTTACATAAAACCAGCAAACTTCGTTAAATTCAGAATTTTGACCAGCAAATATTTTATCATCCTGCGTTTTATTAAGTCTATTAAAAACATAATGTTTCACAGGACAAGGCATTTCAGCAATATTACCATTATAAAAGTAAAACTCATTTCTGCCCATCCAAAAAAGAGTACTATCCACATTTTGCATAGCATTTGGACCAATAGCACCACAATTAGTACCTATTAATCTAAAAGAAAATGTAAAAGGTGGACCAATAAAAGTCATACCGTAAACTGCCTCGTCTGTGGAAATAAAAGTTTCTTCCCTAGTGGATATTATTGCATTTATTTTAGTGCCTATTTCTAACCTTTGGTCACCTGAAGTGTTTGTTGCAGTTGGTGCCCAGTCTGCAAAGTCCTCCTGATCAGACCATCTTACTAACATTGGGTCTATTGTAGAACCACCGTAAGGCACAGTGCCTGCAGCAATTAAATGTCTATCAGGAAAAGAAATAATACTCAGCCTGTTATTAGCAGGTACACTTGCAGCTCCACCTAAACTAGAAACTAAAACTGCCCTACTGTTTGTGCCTGCTGATAAGTCCCAATAGTAAATATCGTAACCTCTTACTGTAGCTACTAAATCTTCACCCCATAAATTCAACGACCACATAGAAAGTTCTATTTCCACTGTGGCAGTTCTAGGAGTTCCCCAAGTGCCACCACCCCAAGTGCCAGCACCCCAACCCAAAGCACCTGTACCACTAGCCAAACCTAAACCCTCGCTAACTAAATACTCTACATTCATAGTGCCACCACCTGCACCTGCACCACTTGCTGCAGTACCTACATCTATTGTGTAAGTGTTAGCAGTAGGAACGGTTAAAATTTGATATCCGTAAGGGTTATTAAAAGTGTCTGTAGCTATACCGTTAAAACCTGTGGCACTTGTTAAACAAACCCAGTCACCAACTGAAGCACCATGAGTTGTATCAGTAATTGTAACAATCGAACTAGAACTAGCTGTTGTTATAGGGTTGCTTAAAGAACTAGACGTTTTGCGTAAAGGAGTTATGTCGTGTAGAGCGTCGTTAACTAAAATGTAAAGATGGTCTGAAGTAGCAATAGCCATATAGTCTTGCGAATCAGTTATAGATCTCCAGTTTCTAACTACCCTAGCTGTGCCATTAATAGTTGCTTCTGTGTTGTAGTCTGCAGTGCCTGTGCTGTCTATAGAGTAGTAAGTTTGTTTTTCCCAACCACCTATTTTAGTAGCAAACCCATTTTTAAATCTTACCTTATCAGAATCTATCCAAAACGGTCCACTTTTACCTGCACTGTAAGGTGTTATGTCTTTTACAACTCCTGGATTAATTTTTAATATATTTAAAGTCATAATTTTTTTTACGTTAACTCAAAATGTGGTCCATCTAAAAAAGGTCTTTTGCCTTCTGTTCTTCTTAGGTCAATATAATCGTTCATAGCTTGTTCCATAGTGCCTTCATAATCTACTATATTATTTATATGCCAAGCACAACCCCACCTTAATTTAATACCTATTTTTTCAGCTCCAATTTTCATAGCATCAGCAATATCATCATAAACCTTTAGTTCCCAACATCCTCTACCACCAACATAAGCCATTAAATCTACAGCTAAACCTTTTAAATGTTTACTGTTCATTGTTTTAGAGGCACCTGACTCTACAAGTTGTTTTTGTTTTTCTAAAGTTCTAACTCCTTCTATAACACCAAAATCTATTTTACTAACTGTTATAGCATGTTTTACAACTTCAATTAAATCTGGATCTACAGTTTCTAAACGTTCTAAGGAACGTTGTGATAGTTTAAAACTCATTTAGTTAATCCTTTACTTTTTTCAAAAGTTCTTAACCCACCTAAACCTAACATGCCTAACAGCACCGTCATTAAACTATCCATATCAAACTTAGGTAACTGTTCTACTGTAAAAGTTTCCGTAGGAAAACTTGCTAATATAAAAACAACAATAGGATACAAAATAAAGTGATAAGCTAACGCCACACCACAAACCCAACCAATAAACGGTCGCCATCCTGCAACAAAAACACTACGGTGCTGTGCTTCAGTTTTATTTACATCTACTTGCGCCATATTGCTTTCATGGGCATGTTTTTGTGCCATTGTGGCAATATCATGAGCTAGTTTATTTTTTTGATCTTTATCTTCAATAAACTTATCTAATAAACCTGCTACTGGACCAATTAAACTTTTTAACATAAAATTATCACTTTCTACTCATCCATGCACTAACACCCATATAAGCACCTACAACACCTGCTTGTGCTATGTAAAATAAACCTAAAAGGTCAGCTAGTGCTTTTACACGTCCATCAGTTAGCAAAGGGCTAAATAAAAACAAACTAAAAACAATCATACTACCCATAGCAACCCATGCCATACTTTTTTGTGCATTAGACTTTTCTTCTCTTAGTTCTAGTTCTAACATTTCTTTTTCTCTAGCTATTTCTTCATCTGTAACTACACCATCACCATCTAAATCATGTTGTGCGTATTTACTTTTTGGCTCTAGTTTTTTACTCATTTACCTTTACCTAAAATCATCTCTATTAAAGTAACAATAATCCAAGCTGTAAAACCTAACAGACCTGTAATAATAGTTCCGTCTCTTAAACGTTCTAAAAATAATCTTTTTTTATATTTAGCTAGTTCGTCTGCTTTTTGTTGTTCACGTTTTAACCTAGCACGTTCTTTTATTAGTTCTTCCCAAACATCAGCTTGTCCTGACCAATAAAGAGACTCTTTTAGTTGTTTTTCTGCTTGAACTAGTTGACGTCTACGCATAACGTTTTGCATAGCAGATTTGTTTAAACTTTTTGTTTTACTTTGTTTTTTTTGTTCTTCTTTTGCTGCTTCGTTTATTACGTCTTTTGCTTCAAAAAACTTGTCTAGTTCCTGAATTAGACTGTGAGAGTCTTTAGCTAAACTGATGCCTTTTTTTACTGCCTCTATTGCACCTTTAGCTACTGTGAATGCTGTTATTGGGTCCAATGCCACTATCAAAATTCACCTTCTACATTTTTAAAACAATAGACAATAATAAAACTATTATAAATCCTGCAACACCTATCATTATGTGTTCTATTCTTTTTATTCTTAAAATGGTTTCGATCCAACGTTCTGAACAGACTGCTTCATGTTTAGCAAATTGCTTTTCTAACTCCTGAACATTCATACTAATCTGCATCTGTTATTGTGAGTGTACTCATTCGCTTGGTCCTACTTCTGCATCTGCTACTGTTAATTCACCTGCATCTACTTGTCGTATAATTTCAATATAGTGTGTATTTTTATTATCCAATGGAACACTATAATGCTGTCCATCTATATCACACTTTATACATACATTTGTGTTAGTGCTATAATCTTTCATGTACTGTGCGTTAGTTATTTTCATTTTTACTCCTATAATTCTGACGAAAGGGTAATACCTGTTGCTTGACACTTATAACTTATCCCTTGACTTCTATTTGCATATGAACCAAATCTAACTGCGCATTGTTTATTATTAATTGTATAACCACCATTACCTAATAAAGAAGATGTTTGTGCTTGATATTGACTTCCTGTACTTCCTGTCCATCTATATAAAGTTTGTGAACTAATAGAAATTGATGGATTAGCTCTCATTTCTGTAGGAAATGGAATTTGAATATATCCCATATTTGTTCCTAATCCACCATCTTGTTCTAGTGATGCTGCTGTTGTTATAGTAATGTCACCTACATTGTTAAAGTACCTGTGACATTTTCTTAATGTAGCTTCATATGGCTCAAACTCAAAGTTTGTTGCTTTACTTCCGACTTCTAATTGAAGTCCTGTCAGGTATAACTCATTACTTGTGTTGTCAGCTAGGTTAACCACTCCTGTTGCTCTATCTGTTCCGACTGCTCCCCAAGATGTTTGCAAAGTTCCTGTTGTAAAATCAGAACCAGCTCCAAGCCAAATCATTACTGCAAAAGAAAACAGATTATCATTATCAAGTGTTCCTGAAGTGTCACCATCATATGTTAAAGTTATTTTTTCCCATGTGCTACTAGAACTAATTGTAAATGATTGAGATATATTTCTAGTGTTATCAAAGTCAAGTAATTCACAAATGTAAGTTCCAGTTTTGTTGGTTTTAATCCAAAATGAAATAGTTAATTTTTTTGCACTAGAAGTTCCTTTAAGTAGGTGTTGCAAGTTTTGACCTTCAATTCTTTGTTCAAAAACAATAAAATCACCAGCAGCAGGACTTGCATCTGCTGTTGTACAATCCCATTTTGTAGAGTAAGCAAATCCTTGTGCAGATGGAACATCAGTAGAACGAGATACTGTAAAAGCACCTTGATTACCTACTCTTGTTTTCCATCTATCAACTGTTGAATATGTATCTGTGCTAACAGATTCTGAGGTACTTCTTTGCCAAACACTTTGTGAGCCATTGATTAGCAAATTTTTGTTCTCAAAAACTAAATTTTCACCAACTGAATTTTGTATTGTATCAACTTTTAATGTACTCATTCTTTACTCCGTAATCGCATCTAATTGTGCTTGGGTTGGTTTTGCTAATGTTGGGTGATTCCAAGAATCAATGTAATCATCACCATATGATTGGCTAACTTTAACCTTGCCACTTGGTGCTGTGCCTGAATTATTTAACAAAGTAATAGTTCCTTTCGCTGGAGATGCAAAATCTGCATCAGTTAAAGTTGGATATAATTGTTTTATTTTATCTTTTAATGTCATGTGCCACTCCTAATTAAAACTCCAGCAAAAAAGTTTCTATAATCTACATCTGCAACAAAACCTCTTGCTGATGGTGAACCATCATAGTCACCTCTACCCCATACTTCCATGTAATCTGTAGAACCATTCATATAATAAATGCTTACTCCACCAACTGCTGTAAACTGACCATCAGCACCATGCACATAAAATAAATTTCTCCATTGAGATGCGTTATAAAACGCAGATGCACCTTGGTCTGCTGGACTATTAAATCCCTCAAAAGAAATAGAATGAGAAAACTGATACCAACCAGCTTGTTGTGGAGTGTATCTGTTATTCGTCATATCAAACCAACTGTGTGTATCTAAATCAGCAGTATCCCATTCGTGCTTTGTCCAAGTAGAATCTGAAATAGATTGATAGTCTGGGCTATCTCCTGATTTATCTAATCTAACTCTAAAAGCTGGAACTTTTGGTGGAACAGATGATTCACTAGTTAATATATCTCCTGTATTATCAGGTAGACTTAATGTCCTATCAGTATTCGTATTAGGTGCAGCAATAGTAAGAACACCAGTTCCACTTGCGTTTCCAGTTATTTTTACTTGGCTCATATTCTATTCCTTTGGATATTTGTTTTTTATTGGGTCAATCATTTCACTTTTCCAAGCATCTATCCCATCATCGTAAATTTTTTCTAACTGCTTTTGCCAACTTGGATACTCACTTTCTCGTTTCCTTTGGTATTCATTACCATCATATTCAGCTTGTAACCTAGTTAGCTCTGCTTGTATCTCTGAATCTGTTGGGCAAGTTGTTTTTTTATCTAGCCAATCTATTACTCCACCAGTCATTGTCCATTCTGAATTTGGTCTTAAAGATTGTATTGCATCTGCCTTTGTAATCATGCCACTACCTCCATAAGAATCATTGTTGAAACTTGAGTGGTATAAGAAGTAGTAGTGTATTGATAATATACTATTCCACTATTAGCGGAAGTGTGAGGTCTGCCTTGAGTTTTATATGTTACTGATGATGTTGAAGATGGACTATCTAAATAATTAACATGAAATGTTCCATCTAATTCATTACCGCTAATACCACTAGGATTATTGTACCACATAAAGGGTCCTGTCGGACTTTCTTGTGGAGTCCATACTACTGTACTATCTCTCAATAATCTTATACCATGACCCACAGCAGAAGATGAACGAGTATTAACACATGATTGCATTACCATTATTAATATTTTATTTGTAGATGATGAAGGCGTTATAGATGCACTTAAAGTTGTATCTGTATAAGTAGCTGTATTAACAGTAACTTCTGTGGATGTAGTTGCTTGAACCACCTGAATAATCCCACCAGCTCGACCAGTATCCACAATAGTAGCTGTATTGCCTGACAATGATAGGTTGTTTAAACTACCATTACTTGTTCCACTTAAAGCTAAAGCCATAATCTCTCCTTATAAAA